ATAGTATGATCTACTTCAATGTCGTACCAGTCTACTGGATTTGGTATGTTGTAAGGCTCTTTCAAAGACGCAACAAGATCTTGTCTTGCATTTTCAAGTTGTTCAAGTGAAGGTTCAGATTCTACGCTAAGATGTATTACCTTAGCCCCTGTGGATTTTAAAAATCCGTCAGTCATTTTTTGTAATATTAGATTATTGTAATACCTATCAAATATTCCCATAGGATTTAAATAGGTATTTTTTGCACTATCTTCTATATACTGTTGAATATACTCGTCAGAATTTTTATCACTTTCTTTTGCAGGTTCTAGTCCAAAGAAATTATTAAATCCAGATATCATAGATTTCCAACTTGATGCGGGACCTGTTATGTTATTGAATGGTACCGACGTTCTAGCAGGCCACTGTAATGATAATCTACTTAGGTAGGTCCACATTACGATTACTATATCGTCTGGCTTTATATCTTTAGCAACTGCACATTGTCTTGATATTTGATGAAAACATGCTCCTCGACGTGCATAATTATTTACAGAAACACCAAGTTTGTCAGCAAGTACTTTTGGCCAAGCATGGTCACTGGGTTGATACAAGTGAATGTCTGTCCAACTAGCAGAACCACTGTCCATAAGTTTTTGTACTTCGTGTTCAGGTAACGGTTCTCCGTTTGAATCCAAGATAGGTTTTACTACATCAGGTAGTGCAAATCCTTGTGTTATTGAACAACCAAATGTATGTAGTTTAGGCATTTATTTTAATCCCGTTATCCTTTGCTCTGTGCATATGATGACTCCATTTTCCAGGACCGCTTGTTGTATATATGTGAATATTTTCTGGTGCAAAGTATACCTGAGATAGATGCAAAAATCCGCTATCGATTCCAACATGATATTCTGCTTTAGTCATTGCGTATGCTATATGTTTCAAACTATTTCTTAGTAGTTCGTTATCGGCTTGTCCGCCAACAGTTACAACTTCATAACCCTTATATTTAGAAAGTATTTTTGCTTGCCAATTGTTGTCCATGCTTCTTCTTTTTGAAGTAGAATCCCATTGTACTGTAACAAATTTCTTAGGCAAGTTTAAATCCTTACTACAATCTTCTGCAGATAATTGTGGAAAATGTTTTAGATATTTTGTAAGATCAACTCCCTGTTTGGGTTCAAAACGTTGTGGATAGTCTCCGTATATTTGTCCTTCTGCGTTTGAATATCCTTTTTGTTTTATATAATCTACAAAGTCTTGATTGCTTATAGGTTCATAATCGAGGTGTGGCATTATTGCAACACTACCTCTAGGAAATAAACTTAATATTTCTGGCCAGCTTTCTGGTTTGTGTCTATTCCATTGATACTTTGTTAAATGCAACATTACTTGAGTGTTTTCTAATAGTCCATAATTATAAGACAATAGTATGCTATGTACTCTATCACCTAATCCTGGTGCACCGTAATGAAAGTTTTTCTTTACAGTACTGTAAGCTCTCATTACTAAATGTTTCAACCGATTGCCTCCATCAGTGCAGGAATATTTTCACCTCGCTGGGGTAACAAGTCCTTTAAGAAAAAATGTACAAAATAAGCTTCTGGTAAACGCTTATCATCTATACCTTTATATAATCCATTCCAACGCCAATCCATGTTAAGTGTAGGTATAGACTCTTTCTTTACCCACCAGTTCAACAGCATTTGATCTGTTGACCATTTTTTGTATCCTACCCCATCTACGAAATCCTTGAACTCTTCTCGGTCAAGAAACTGTTTTGGCGTTTGTCCCTTTAGATGGGGTAGGAACTCTTTTGAGTTGATAACCATCAACCCCATGTTGTAAAATTCTGCACCCAGTTCATTCCATTTCCAATTAACATCTGTCAATGGTTCAAAAGCTGATTTAGAATATTTTCTTATCTTAGATTTATATTTTTTAGCACAAGGCAACTCTCTTTCTGCAACAGCACCAAAGGCATATTGTTCAGTCAATTGTTCAAATATATTAGGAGCATTATCTCTAATATAGATATCGCTGTCTACTATTGCTATTTGTCTATATTGATCTAAGTAATAAAAAGCATTTTCTTTTTCGAATATAGGCAGATAACCTAAACGTTCAACTGCTTCTTTACTACGGCCTGTTCTATTCAAATCTGGTCTAACCTTGAGTATAGGTTCTGTCTGTACAATATGTTTTAAATTGTACTTTTTACAATAGTTTGCTACGCTTTTAATACAATGTTCATATAAATTGCTTTGTTTACCGACAGCAACCTGATAGATCATTCTATCCATTTTTTGCTACTCCTATCATACGTTCTACCAAACTACCAAAGCCAACTTGTCTTTGCATTGTTAGAAGATTTCTGATACCTAAACCTTCGAAACTTTCTAATGTTAGGTGTGCTATTGCACTTCGATGTTCACCGTCTAAGAGATCAACTAGTATTTTTGCAGTACCTTTAGTAATCCAAGCATCTGCATCGTGTTTGTAAGACATAGTACCGTCTTCGTTTACCTTGCATACTACCCATAAATTACTTGCACAACCTCTAATTTTGTTTTCATCTACTTTATCTTTATCATCTAATGGTGGTACGTCTCTTGCTATGTCAATAAGATATTGTAATCTATCATGCCCTTCCAAAGGTGCCATCTCTTCGCCACGTGCTTTTATTTTTTCCAAAATCATACTACCAACCAAGATCCATTCGCCAAGGTAACATTGTATAACCTAGTGGTGATAGAACGTAAGTTTCAGTACAGTAAAAAATAATCAATACAAATATAGTTTTAGCCCACCAAGGCCATTTTTTCACTCGTTTTAATAAAGGTCCTAACACCCATTCTAATAATCTATTATAGGCTCCCCAAAAACGATCACTAATATTGTAAGGCGGAGTTTTTAATATTATTAATACAAATGCTATCCACCATACCCATATTGGGTGTTCTTCACTTACTCCATACCCAAACATGAACGGCAAAATTAATGCTGTAAGATATAATCCTATGTATTTTCTTAAATGTTCTATCATAAGTCTTTTGTAAAGCTAACATTAGATTTAAATGTAACTTTGTCTCCTTTATCGAATATCATATCAACAATACCATCACACAACATCCAATCGGCAGGCATTGCTCCATGTTCAAACGTCCAATCTAATAACTTTTTAGCTCCTGGTGGAGTAAGTCTATATGCCCTAGCACCTTCATACCAGTTACCCGGAGCAATAGGTTTTGCTTTTTTAAAGCCTTCAAATTTATATACATCGCACTCTTTTACTTCTCCCATGGGTTTCTTAAAAACAACATCATGTTCGAAAATACATATAGGAGTTTGTGTTAAAAAACATTTTTCCCATAAAAGATATTGACTTAGAAAACAACCTTGTGTGCCTGGACGTTCCAACAAGCGTTGACATTTTTTGTTTACCAATGAAGAGCGTAAATTGTAATCCTCCAACTTGACTAGTGTACCATCAACTCCTTCGTATAGTTGTAAGTTCCAACCTCTCATAGTTCCTGTTTCCATAGCCCTATTTGCCATGCTAATGCTGTCTGAATATTTAGGAAGATATATTATATAACCTTGTGTCATTTTGTCCTTACATCTAAACTTCTTATCTCTCTAAATATTTTCTTTTGCCAATGATCTGGTAACCAATGTAATTGTGCAGACTTGAATCTTTTATCTTCCTTTTTACTGCCTTTTCCCGTCATAAAAATATCTTCTTTTTTCAATCCCCAAGGTACCCATTTGTAAGGAATTTCTTGATAATATTTGTTTTTATTTTTCCATTCCGCCATGACTGCTTTTAAAACATCTTGATCAACGTACCAGTAAATTTCTTTTTCAAATGCTTCTATCATTCTAGTGCTAAAAAGGTCTCTAAACATTTGTCCGTTCTCTCCTGTGCCTAAACAAATTGCACTTGCAATAAACACAGCAGGATCTTTAGGTTTAGGCATTATAGCTACGTGCTCTGTAATGTTTCTAAAATCAGTCCTATGAAATCCATTTTTCAATACTGTATCACAGTCTAATTGTAGAATATGTTGGTGTCCTGATTTAAATATTTGATTCAATCTCATAAATCGAACACTTGCCAAATAAGTTTTCCTAGCAATAAAATCTAAATCGCCTGTCTTAAATATATGCACACCTTCTTTCATACGTTTTTTATTTTTAGCTAACAACTTATAAAAATCCATATTAGTTTCTTCGTATGAATATGTAAATCTGTATTTTTCAGATAACTCATTTAATACATTTTTGTTCATATTTCCTTCGTCAATTAAATGACAATGTACATGCATCCAACCTATTGTTCTGTTTATACTTTGTGCTAATGCGTATCCGTGTCTATCAAAATAATCATAATCACAACTGAAAAACACAATATCTTCTGCTTCAAAAGGAGGTAAAGTTCCTTGTAAATTTGGTAACTTAAACATCTGGACTCATTCCTGGCCTAAATCCTAGCACAGCGTTCTTTTCTCCTCTGCCTAATTTTCTTATCATTCTGTATCCTAATGGCATAAGCACATCGCGAATGCTGTCAATATTATAACCATATCTTGTTGGATGATCTTTTCTTTCATATAGTATAATTGGTTTACATCTTTCAATAGTATTCAATGCACCTTTGGCTACTAATGGTTCATAACCTTCTGCATCTATTTTTATAAAATCAACAAATTGTAAGTTAAAACTATCTAAAGTTTTTATCTTATATTTTCCTTTTTTTGCTTTAGGATCAATATGTGTGCTAAAACTTTTATTAGTAGATTTGATATCAACTTCTTTCTCTTGATCGCCGATACCAACAGGGTGTGTTGTTACATTGTAACATTCTTTCCAATCTAAATTTTTCTGCAAACAAGGAAACAAATTTGTATTCACTTCAAATGCATGAACAAATTCAAATGACTGAGATAGCCTAAAAGCGGTTATCCCAACGTGAGCTCCTATGTCTACTGCTACTCTTAATTTAGCACAATGAGAAATGGCTGTTTGTAATTCTAAATTTTGATATTCTTCTATTTGCCCCATGCCTTGTTTTTTAGCACTTTTAAGACAAATATCTCCTTTTACGGTTTGCCAACCGTCTAGTTCTTGATACATGGTTCTACCTGATATTCAAATGTACAACGCCAAGCCGTACCGCTTTGGTAATCGCTTCTGTCGAATTGACTCCAAGCAATATGTTCTAGCATATCGTTTCTATTGAAATTTATTTTGTTTTGCCAATGTTGTACTGCACTTTGTCCTAGTATTTCTATTGGCTTACCCAAGCATAAAGCCTCAACTGCGGCCATACTATGGTATGTAATAACTTTTTTTGCTTTTCTTATCATAGGAAGTACTTCATCCCACCTTTGCTTTCTTTTGCCTATTTTTTCTCTAACGATTAACGGCACGTCTAAGCCTTCATAGTATTTAATTGTTTTGTCTCTCCAGGCCTGGTAATCCTGTCCCATGTATCTAAATATATTACTGTTATTATCAGCTGGCATGACTAATAGATTATATTCGCCATCAGGATTCCATTCACTCCACAAGTTATCATCTAGTTCAAGTAGGTGTCGTCTACTTTCTTTTACAGGACGAACTGTTGTATTTTGTAAAGAGTTGTATGAAATACGATAATACTGAGGGCGTTTGTATCTATGGTTACCAATGTAACCATTGTCTATATGAAAGAAATTAATTGAAGGGTCTTTTTTTATTGCATCAAAAATCCAGTCATCAAAAGGATGACTAAATGCAAGTAGTCTATCTTTTTCAATATCTTCAGGTTTGGTGATTGTTTTTACATCACAGAAAGTATATAGATATCTAAAAAGTTGTCCGCGTAATAGTTTACTATTTTCTGGTACTTGAAATTTATAGTGACGCATCTTCCATGCCTGCTACTCTTAACTTGACTACATTAGTGATTTGCCACTGTTTTTGATCAAGTCCTTTTAGCAAGCCGAGCCACTTGTTTCTTAGAAGTGCAAATTCATTTATTATTTTTTCATAATCAACTACGTCTGCTTCACCGTCAACATATTTTTCAACGTCTCTGCTACTCAAAGCTCTTTGATAATTTTCAAGATATTTTTTGAAAAATGAACTACGTAATCTACGTAGCTCGATATTAAGATAATTTAATATAGCTTCTATTTCTTGTAATTGATGAAATCTGTGTTCAACAATACCTGGCATTTCTGCCGCGGCACGTTCTACATTGCCTTTAAGTTTTACTTCAGCTCTTGCAGATGAAAGTTCTGATTCAAAGTGCAGTATTGCTTCTGGAATCTTGTTTACGTCTCTAGCTACTTCAGAGTACCAACCCATTAATCATCCCATTCGTCATCAATATCTTCACCATCGTCATCTATATCTAAATAGTATCCAATGGCCGCATCAAGCATATCACAACTGCCCATTGCATCTCTAAATTCTGTATCATCTGTGCCGTAATCAGCACAGACTTCTACAAATTTTTCAGCTACAATTTCTGTGTGTTTCTTGTCTAAGCTGTCTTTAAAAGTGTTCCAAATATCAACTATTTGACTGCTTTCCATGTAAGTCTACTCCTGTTCAAGTTTTTCTGTTGTTTTCTCTTGTTCTACAACCTCGATATTTACCTCAGGGTCTACTTTATTGGCATAATCTGACATAACTTTGTCCAATAATTCACCAGTCCAGTTTTTACGATATTCTTTAACTTCTGTACCTGCTGAGTCAATATATTTTAGCCTATTGCCATCTTTAACAATCAAGCCTTTTTTCTCAAACAAATCAACTAAACCACTATACGGATTCATTCCTGTTTCATAAGGAATCTTTACTTGTACGCCTTCGAACGGTTTTGCATATCTAGTCTTCATTACTTTACAACCTGCTCTAATACCACGTACATCAGTTACCTTGTTTCCATCTTCGTCCTCTTTTAGTTTCAATTTCTTCATTGCTACTACAATAGAACTTGCATAGATAAATCCTTGTCCGCCTGATATTTTGTCATCTGGATCAAACATATCCTGCGATGCATAAGTGTGGTTAGTACATACTAGTCCTACGTTATGCGAACCAATCATGTTAACTGTGTTACGTACTAATGAAGTAAGTGCCTTAGGTTTACGACCCATATCACCCTTCATGTCACCTTTGTTAAACTGATCTACATCTGTAGGTGTAAGTAACATACCCAAACTATCAATAACAAACAACACTTTAGGACGATCCTCTTCGGGCATCGCTTTATAGTCTGTCATAAATGTAGAAACTGTTTTTGCTACATCGTCAATCATTGACATGTTAAGTTTAAGTAATTTTTCTTCGCTTGTATCAACTTCTAATGCATGTAACCAGCTTTCATCTAATGCATTCTCTGAATCAATTAATACAACAAAGATACCTTGATCTTGTGCCGCCTTTACAATGTTACCTGCACAGATATAACTTTTACCTGCACCTGATTCACCTGCAAAAACAGTTACCTTACCCATTGGCACACCTTTGTGAAAGTCGCCACTAATAAGATAATTGAGTGCATAGTTACCTGTAGAAATCCAATCAGTCGGATCATTGAATCCTGCACTCATGCCTGTAATGGATTTTGTTAGTTGTGTCCTAAACTTTGTAGGATCAAAAGTTTTCGCCATAATGCCTCCTTAAATAGCCTAGTGGGGGGTTAACCCCACTAGTATATATTTTTAGTTTTGTTGTCTTTGCCTTATCATGGAAAGAATGTCTTCAGCTTTTCCACTTGTACTTGGCGTTGCTTCTACCTTAGGCTCTTCTACCTTAGGAGCTTCTTCCTGCTTTGGGGAAGTATCCACCTTTGGAGCACTAGGTGCCGGAGCAGTATCCTTACTTGCATTAGGATCGCCTGTACGTGCTGACATGCCAGCTGGACGGAAGTACTGTCCGAACTTGTCTTGATCGTATGCTTCACCATCAACACTTGCTTCAAACATTTCTTTCATCACTTTGACTTCAACATCGCTTGGCTTTTTAGGAAGGAAATCATTTAAGTTAAACAGACCATTTGATTCAATGGCTTCTT